CAAAGATATAAAATAAAATTACTGGTGCGAATAGAAAAAAGCATACGCATCGGGGGACTTAGTGTCAAGGAAAAACGCAGTGTTACAACGCATGAAAGACATGAATATACAGATAGAACAGATTGCACAACATATTATGCTTAATAAGTATGTGTTGTCTTCATGGATTGTTGGTAATAAAGAACTTCCATACAAAACGGTATTAAGTATCGCAGACTTTCTCACTCTTGACCCAGAAGATTTATTGAGAGCTAAATGAAGGCCGTATTCGTAGACATCGAGACAACTGGATTAGATTTCGACAGACATGTTGCAATTGACATCGGGTTAATAATTGTAGACTTAAATGACTATTCTGATATTCATGAATATACATCTTGCATACGATGTGATGAAGCGCATTGGTGGTACTCTGATCCGAAAGCTCTTGAGGTGAACGGATACAGTTCTCATAACCATCATAAGATTGCTAAGGATGATTGGATTGTTAGCGAACAGATCGAAGCATTCCTAAAGAAACACGATATAGTTAAAGGGAAAGCCTTCTTCATTTGCCAGAACCCTTCCTTTGATCGTCCCTTCTTCCTTCAATTGATGTGCCATGAAAAGATGATCGAGATGAATTTACCTTATCATTGGCTTGACCTTGCTTCTATGTACTGGATGAAGTTCTTTGGTTCTTATCATGAAAACTTATATGGAATTGGTTGTGGGTATGATGTCTCACTTTCCAAAGATTCTATCGCAAAGTCTCTTGGACTTCCTCCAGAAGAAAAGCCCCATAAGGCTATCGGAGGAGCTCGTCATCTATTTCAATGCTACAAAGCTGTTAGTGAAAACCGTATGTGTTGGCCTGATAAATGAGACAATGCAAGGTTTGTAACCAGAGGAAAGAGTACATTGACTTTCCTTCAAGTGGTGGAAATAAGAGGAAAAATACTTGCAAAATATGTTATGCTGGGCTTCAGAAGATAAAGATGCGTTATAGAAAACTATACGCTAAAAAAGGAGCATAATATGGAATGGTATCAAGTAATGACTATAGTAGGGGCAAACTTAGGTTTGTTTCTATGGGCAGTAAGACAATCAAGAAATGATTATCTAAACTGTCAGAAATCTATTGAATCTTTTAAGGATGCAATGATTAAAGAAACTAAAGACTTTCACGGTAGACTTTGCTCACTAGAGGAGAGAATAAGAAACAAAAACCCAAAGACTGATCCATGATAAAGGACAAATGATTGATGAGATTGATACATTACTCACCGAAAAAGATCGATGGAATCGAACCACAAAAATACGATCAAAATGAGATAAAGTTCCAATGCAAGCCAAATGGCCTTTGGTTCAGTGTAGAAGGAAATGATGGGTGGAAAGAATGGTGTATTTCAGAAAACACCTTTCTAAATCGTCTTAGATTCTCCTATGAGATCTGTCTTAAAACAGATGCAAAAATACTTCATTTAAATACTCCAGAAGAAATTTTCTCTTTCACAAAACAATATCCAAAAAAGAAATTCGACACCGATACTTCAGAATTGGACTGGGAAGAGGTTAGAAAGAAGTTTCAAGGGATTATAATATCTCCATATCAATGGGAATGTCGATTGGCTTTAGAAAGCGGTTGGTATTACACATGGGACTGTGCTAGTGGTTGCATTTGGGACATAGACTGCATTGAGTCCTTCACATTCCTTAAAGAAGATTTAGAAATGCCCACTGAGCCTGAAAAAAGACCATGTCTTATGGATATAGTTAAAAAATCATTGGTTGATGCTGCTCAATTCTTATCTGAAGATGGGCATAAGAAGCATGAATATGAATTTTGTGAAAGAACCATTATGAATTCCATGCAATATCTAAATGGGAAAAGGCAGGATAAATGTTTGTTGTCGGACTAGTTACAATGCTATTTTTGGGTTATTGGGCAGGAAAATATTTCGGATATTGGGAAGGTCTTGTCAATCGTAATCCTTTGGTCATAAAAAGATGTAATGATCCAACAAATCACTTCTGTAATGTCGTATCGCACAATGTTGTATGCTTTGAACGAGAAGGTGAATTGTGGGTAAAAGAATACTGTGCAGGAAATGATGTGCCTGAAGGTAGAACGTACATGGTTTATCATTGCCCTTGGTGTGGATTTCAAACAAAAAAATCGAAGGAACACGAGAATGTCAAACTGGAACGAAGATACAAAGAAGCGTATGAAGCAACAGCGAAGGGTCGTAGTCTTTGGCCTTAGCGCAACGGTATTATTCTTTGCTTGGATTTTCTGCTTCAAAATGATTTCCCCAGGATATGTAGGAGTAGTCATTGATATGTTGGGTGATTCAAAGGGTGTAGAAACCAAGGAACTTCATGTGGGAATGCATTGGATAGCCCCTTGGAAGAGTGTTTATCAGTTCCCTATATTCGAGCAAAATAACACATGGGAAGGCGACCGTGATGCGTTCAATTTTCAAACAAGTGAAGGGATGGCCGTCTCCGCTGAAGTTGGTATTACTTATCACCTGCGTGCTGAAAGCATTCCTATTATTTTTCAACGTTACAGACGAGGAATGGATGAGATTACTGACGTTTTCATCAGGAACTACATTCGGGATGCTATTAATAAATCTGCATCTAAAACGAAAATAGAAGATATGTATAGCGGAAAGGAATCATTCTTTGAAGATGTTGAGGCGCATGTTCGTGCGGATTTATCGCCTCTAGGTATAGAGTTGAGCAGAATTTATTTAATAGGTCGCTTTCACTTTCCTCAAAATGTTATCACTGCTTTGAATTCCAAGATAGAGGCCAACCAAAGGGCTCAGCAACGTGAAAATGAATTGCGAGAAGCAGAAGCAGAAGCAAAGAAACAGATTGCTAAAGCCGAGGGACAGGCACGTTGTGCAATCTTACAAGCTGAATCAGAATCCAAAGCGAACCTATTGCTATCACAGTCCGTTACTCAGGAACTTATCCAATGGCAAGCCGTTCAAAAATGGGATGGTAAATTACCGTCTGTGACTAGCGGAGCAACCCCTTTTATACAGGTTAAATAAATGAAAAAAGACTATTACATTCCTCTTGAAATTCCTCCTTTTGATGATATGGATATCAGTAAGGAAGAGATGATAAAATGCAAAAATCTATTTGAAGAGATGGCTTTTTTAATGAGAGATCGATGCGGGATTTTTGATATTCATATTGCTTACTATACAATTTGCAAATTGAAGGATTGCGTTTTGGAATCCATGAAATTGAACCTAGAACTTGTTAAAGAAGAGTTTGAAAGAAGGAAAAATGAAGAATTACATCCTAAATCGTGAAGAGTTAAAAAATGTTATAATGGCAGCCAAAACCTACATAGGAAAATACTGTCGCGAAATGATTGAGAGAGGAGAAGATCCCACAAAACTCACATATAGGCAAACCGATCAAGTTCTTGAGGAATTCATAGATTCAATTCCTGAAATGAAGGTAGACCACATTTTAGACAAAGTTGATGAGATCCTTTTGAAAACAACAGGACTCACGAGCAGAGATTTCAAATACAAAAAGGAAGAGAAAGATGGATGAATTGAAATGGTATCAAAGAAAATGGTTGAAATGGTTAATATTTTTTACTTTATTCTTTTTTGGTCTTTTTTGTTTCATGAAAGACAAAGGTTATTGCAGTGAACTAAATTATCAAAATTTCAGTTTAAATGATGATTTTTTTAAAGGTAGAGTTCCTTTAGACGAAGAATATTTATATCAATTTCCCAATTATGAATGTCGAACATATTATGGAAAAACCCCAGACAGTCGAGCCCAAAGACAAAAATTGCAGGATGCTTTTGATATGCATAGTTTTAATGCAATTCGTACCTACAATGATGCTAAAGACTGCGTATGGTGGTTACCTAACCTGACATGGCGTCAATGGGGACGAGACGCCTGGGTTGCTGCCTGCGCTATGGCATCAACAAAAACACCTTGCGCAGCATTAGTGGTTGCTTTTTCTACAATGCTTTCCCAATATGGTCTACATTGTGCGGATCAATGGGAATACATTGAGGACAAGCTTTATTGGTCAGAATATCACTTCAATGAATGCATCAAATATGCTCAACTTTTACAGGGGTAAATGAAATGGATAACATAGTCGATGCCATGATGGGTCTTGACAAGAGGAAAGAAATCTTTAATCTATGGTATGAGGTGACTTACCTAAGGCTAGTCATTTCACAGATAATCCCAACACAGGAAAAAGCAGATCTTAATTTTGAAATGCTTAGAAAAGATGCTCAAGAGATCGTTAGAAAGAGATTTCCTGAAGTTGAGATCAATTTTACAGACCCGAAAACAAAGGAAGAAAAAAATGAAGCTTCTACTAATTAGTTTCTGCCTCTCTACAGGCATTTGCTTTGCTCAGGAACCTGTTTTAAAGCCACTATGGGAAGAAGATTCTCATTTCTGCTACTACAGGACACTTTGCATTGAAGGAAGCGTCTCAAAGCTTGCAAATCTCATTGAAGATGCTAGAGAAAATCCAGAAGACATTGATAGTATTCTGGATTCTATGGAAAATGAAGTTGGAAATTGCAAAAGAGCTCTAGGGAACTAGAATTTTTGACTTGGTAGGAGGCGGTGGAAGGCCCGCAATGTACTCATCGAGTTCAGTTAAAGCCTGAAGTCGCTTTTCTTCTCCCAATGAATGCAATATAATATCAAAAATCCTCGATAAAGCTTGCTGGGTTGTCAATCCAGGCACAGGCATGAGCATTCCTTGAGGCAAATTGTGATGTGCCACAAAATCACTAAGAACTTTCAAGCAAAATGGCCCATAACTATGGCCAGGAAGGTTCAATAACCGATTCTTCTGCACAGCATTTAGGGAAGAGATCTTTTCTGATACGTTCTTGACGATCAGTTCGTTTGTGGTCATACAATGATCCTAATTTTAATTGTAAAAGAGTGTATTGCTTCATAATCGAAACATATGCAGCATATTCTTCTTCTGGAATTTCAATCTCATTGTATCCAGAATCATCGGGTTTCTCTAAAGAGAATATCGGCCATTTTTCATCAACCGTCAGTTTGAACTTCACAAAGCCCTCCTGGCCCATCAGGCATGTTTTTCAATTGCCATCCTTTTGGAAGAATCCAACCTTCTTTGGGCTGAAATTCCCCGCACCATTCCTTAGCATAGACACGAGGAAAAGCATAAAAAACATTCCCTGTATGTTCACAGGCTGAATCACATCCAACTTGAGGGGGATAACGTCTACATTCCCCCTCATAAAAATGTCGGCAATTTCCGCAGCATCGTTCGTTTTCGATATGTTCTATGGTCATTTTACCTCTTTAGTTACTTCTTTGACTGATTCTTTAGTAACTTCCTTTGCAGGTTCCTTAGTGGTGGTTGTGGTAGTTGTAGTGTGTGTCAATTCTTGTTCGAGTTTAATAACCTCTTCCGCACCATCGACTATTAATTCCTCTCCGACAGGGCTTAATAAAAACCCGCAAGAAGACAAAAGCATGGTGCATAATATGCTTGATAATAATAAAACTTTGTTCATTTATTGGTTCCTCCTTTAAAAATTTTCTTGAATACTCAAACTCTTTATGTCATAACCAGAAAAAAGAGCACAAGGATTATCCAATGCCTTTCAAGTCAATAGCCCAGCAAAAATTCCTTTTTGCGAAACATCCCGATGTCGCCGAAGAATTCGCCGATCATACACCGAAATCAGCATATAAAAAGCTGCCCGAACATGTTTCTAAGGATAAAAACGGCTTGAAAGCCTACACAAAAAAGCATGGGAGAAAACGTCATGGAAAAGATGCATAAAGAAAAAAGCAAGTTCAGTGATTCAAATTTGAAACCTGATAAGACTTGTCATAAATCAAAAGAAGACTTGGGAACGATGGCTAAAAACCCTTCCAAACTTCCAGGTCAAATGTATGTACCTAAATCACCCGACCACAATGAATCGGACTTCGCAGGAGAAATGAGATGATGGATAAACTTTTATCCCTTTTAGGGATACACCGAGTTGGCATGGTATTCGGAATCGCTTCCAATATTATAAAAGCCTTCGATCAAGAATTTCAAAAAGATCAAGACGGAAAAAATGCAGCTATAGACAGCATAGTTCAGATTCTGTTGAGTTACAAGGACAGTGTAAAAGCTGCTCCAGCAACTCCTCCAACTGCACCACCTGCTGCTTAATAGTTATGGTCAGACATGCGATCTTTCTCGTGTCTGGCCTTCCCTTTTTTAGCCATAGAAGCCATTTTCTTATTTCCATATTTTCTACGTCCTGCTGCTGCTGCTGCTGCGTCAGGGTCATTTACACCTTCTCGCGCCATCTTATTGGCTAAATTCTTGAATCTAACACCGCTTCCTAATTTTGCTTTAGCCATTTGACTTTTCTCCTTCCTTGATTTTTTCTGGTTTTTCCCATGCATTGATTCCTCTTTCTCGAAGCTCTTTTGCAAGTTTTATATTTCTGCTTTCACAACGGCAAAAATAATTATTATGACCATGATGATCTTGAGTTGAACACTTAGAGCATTGAAGAGCTTCCATAAAATCCTCTTTAAATATTTCTTTGCTTTTATCTCAAAAAACAATTAAGAGTAAAGAAGGTAATAGCTGAGGCTACTACTATAACAATTCAACCTCTGAGGGGGTCATCATGCCAACACCAACAGTAATCAATAAATATCGATTTAATGACGTAATTAATCGAAGATATTGGGATAAATATTTCTTCAGTAATTGTAGCGTAAACCCAGTGATTTCAGCGGTTGGTGGTGGTGCTGCTGCTGGTGGAAGTGCAGAAACAGATGTATGGTTGGACGGTAAAAGTATTTTTGAATATTACAATATCGTAGGAAATACCAATCTTGGACCAAAATTAGATGGTTCTTTTGGTTTGAATCTAGCTCCAGATGCTACTGCAACGCATGGTGTGGAGTATAATACAGGCGTAACTCCTCAAAACAACTTCACTTTTACAATAGATACGAGTGGAAATACTACTCCAGCGTTTTTCTTGACTGCTCAGTTAAACGTGGCAACAGCTCTAGGAGCAACTGGCCCGACAATTTGGCTAGGATTCAGAAAGCTTCAAGCTAATGCTGCTGCAATAGCAACCTACACTGATTTTGCCACAATAGGAATTCAGGCAGGGTTATTTAAAATTGAAACTCAATTAGCAACCGCAGGTGTTGTGATTACAAATACAACACAGGCTCCAGCAAATGCAACCATGTTCCAAATAAAGGTTTTGGTGGATTCATTTGGTAACGTAACTTATCAAATCAATGGCCAAACTCCTGTAGCTCTTCCAGCTACTCCTTATCAATTTGCCAATGGTCTTGTTGTAATGCCGTTCTTACGTATTCTTCAGAACGCAACAACTACTGCGACAGCAAGCTGTAATTATTTTGAATGTGGTTTTCAGTCCTAATTTTTTCATAGACTCCTCGTTTTCGTTGGTTGGGGGGAGAAGGGTTAAAATCCTTCTCCCCTTTTCTTTTGCCGTTGACATTATATAATAAATTTGACACGTTCCGATAATGAATGGGTGATAGCACACCAATTAAAAAAGGAGATTTATGTCAAACGCAGCATTACAAGAATACTGCCCTGAAACGGAAATACCCTTCCACAAGGATATCCGTTTCCATCCCGACCTAACCTTCGGTGAAAAAATGTTCTATGCCGAAATCAAATCAATGTCTGACCAAAAATACTGCCCTTTTTCCTCTCGAAAACTAGGCGAATTCTTCGGCGTATCACACCAGACAATACTGAATTGGGTACAAAAGTTGGTTGAAATGGATCTCTTGGAAGTTGGTACTGACTACAAAAACCAAGAGAATCGACAATTCATTAAAGCTAAAAAATAACTGATGAATCAAATAAAAACTTCAATTATATCGTCGTCAGGAATAGCACTCAGTACTTTAGGAGTATCGAATGTCCTGGCGAGATCGGATTGATGAGTTTTTGCAAGATTTATCGTTAGCAGTTCCAACTCTTCAGGATTATGAGATGATTGACTGGGTAATACTTTCCCTTTGGGGATACGCCGTTTTATGGCCTTCAAAAAGTCGTGAACACACACTACTTTTATTGTCCATTGTAGACTTACTTTGGGGCGTATACGATCTTTCGATCGCAGAATACGCTCAAAGTATTCCCTTCTTATTCGGTTTTCTTCTGATAGCGAGAGGCTATCTAAAAAATCGTGAAGGGACGATACAATGAAAAAGACATGTCGGACAGTTGGCAGCTTGTATATTCCCATAATCGATATCATCGTTTCTCCTAGTTGGGACTTAATTTCCAGTCGGCACTGGAAAATAAGTAAACCCAAACCCACGCCGTGGTTTGAAAGCGAAAAAAAGAAGCTGATGCTTAGAGTAGCTTCTAAAAGTTTTCACTATCGTCATAGAGTCTAACACGATTAAAAATTTGACACAAGACGGAAAACTTTAAGATCACTCGCATCAGTCTCAGAAGGAGACTAGATGGCAACATGTACACTATTGTCTAAGATTGATGAAGGAAAGCTTCTGAATGGATTGCAAACTAAGGATAATTTTGATAATGTTAAACCATTAAACGGAAAACCCTCGGCTGTTACCGAGGGTCTTCAGGTGAAAACTTCAGATTTGGTGGCTCCGAAATCTGATAGTGGGCGTTTGGATACCCCCATTATATCAGAACTGCCGAATTTGTACAAACAAAACGGCATTCCGATGTCTAAAATTCCCTATTTCTTTGACACTCCTGTTCCGAAATATTTTCGTGAAAAAGGTCTATTCAAAAACGAAAAAACTTGGAAATTCGTAACTTGGGCTTTCGCCAAATGTAGCTCTCAGTCTTGGACTGTAGAATACGACAATTGCGAACTCACTTTACAGCCATACGAATTCATATGTGGTCGGAACAAAAGTTCCGCTGAATGCTTTCTCACGCCTAAAGAATTTAGGGGCCAACTGAATTCTCTACTAAAGCGTCAATTAATACGAAAAGGGGCCAACACAAAGGCCAACCGATATTCATCCTACGTATGGTCTATAGAGCGTTTTTCAGAAACCAAGGGCCAACTGAAAGGCCAAGTGGAGGGCCAACCGAGGGCCAACTCAGGGCCACAATCTAGAAGAAGAGAAGAAGAAGAAGATAAAAGAAATCATCCCTCTATCCCTTCGGGGAAGAGTGATGGAAAGATTGATGATCTTTTTTCAAATGAAGAAAATAAAAACAAAATACATGTCTTCTCAGGAAAATATCACAACGATAATCCTCTTCATGTTTATCTCACTCAGGAGCAGTACGACGAATGCTTGAAAGTCAGGGGCTCAAAGGATCAAATCATAAAAGTCATCGAAGTGGTAGCTAATTGGAAACAAAGAAAATACGAAATAAAAGACTGGTTTAAGACCATCATGACTTGGAATTATCGTAATACGATTGCCGACAAAACTATAGAAAACGAAAAGCTAGGAAAGCAAATTCAAGAACTTTATGGAGAATGCAAGGGATGGAATGCAAGAATCTATCGAGATCCCTTAAAAGATGTTCGAGGAATACTATTTGAGTCTTCCGCCTCTGTAGGAAATCCGATTCCAATTTTCGTACCCTTCACGGATGGGGAATTCAAAGAAAAATGTCTTCAGGTTATACAATCAAAAAATATGAAAAAAAAGGGATCAAAATGAATAAAGATTTAATAGATCATCCTCAGCATTATAAAGGAAATGGTATAGAGGCCATAGATGTAATAGAAGCATTCGATCTTAGTTTTAACATGGGAAACGCAATAAAGTACATTCTTAGGGCTGGCAAGAAAGGTGATAAAATCCAAGACCTACATAAAGCTCAATGGTACTTGGCTAGGGAAATATTGAAGATGGAGGGAATTTAATCGTTGACATGCCCAATCTATTGATGTTATGTTTTTTGTTCGTCTATAACGTTATAGAATTGGCAGAAAATGGTAAATTGCGCACGATGTTCATTGGAATTTTTTAGCAAACACAAGAATGCGAGATTTTGCAGCAAAGAATGTAGCTTAGAAAATTTGAAAGAAAAATATCATCTTGAAAAACACTTAAAAAAAGAAAAAAAGAAAAAGTTAGATTTAAATTGTTTGAATTGTTCTGAGTTAATGAAAAATGTATTACCTCATAGAAAGTATTGTTCAAAAAAATGTAAAATAAAATATCAAAGTAAACAAATGGGGTTTGATAAATATGAAAACGAAAACTTGAATAATATTTCTAGGGGAGCTATGAATGAAATGATTGTTTGCGCAGATCTAATTAGAAATGGATTTGAAGTTTTTAAGGCTATTGCAAACAATTCTTGTGATTTAGCTATTTTAAAAAACAAAACTCTTTATAGAGTTGAAGTAACTTCTGGAAATATTTATTCTAAAAATGGAAAGGTTCATATTCCTACAAAAGATGTTAATAAGCATGATATTTTAGCCGTAGTATTAAGAAATGGGGAAATAATTTATACTCCTAAATTACAAGAAATCAAAGACCAAACTTGAAGAGTGATTGAGCTCGTCTTTTAGGAGGGCATGGGATTCCTATCTCCCGAAAAGCGTCATACTTGTCGAATGGTTTCACAGAGTGAATGGCCACCTTCTCCTGAGCAAAATATTCATTGACCATCATGGAAAGCGTGCAAATGTGAGGATAGTTCTTCTGGACTTCTTTAGGTGTTTCCTCAATCAGCATGTTTTGGCACTCCAAACCTAAGTCTGCTACTTCTCGGCTGAAACAGATTTTTTCTTTAATCATAAGCTCGCGAAGCAGAGGAATTCCTCGATCTTGCCATTTGAAGTCTTTACGGCATTTAGTGAATCCTGAGATGACATCCGTGAAGGAATCGCTCTCGTCCCATACGAGATTGCGAATCTTTTTACCACAGAAGTCTTGGAGGGTCTTCACTTTTTCGTTTAGTTCAGGGTACATTTCTGAAAAAGCTTTGTTCCAAACTTGAGGAAATACTAAGTGATCCATCACGAACACCATTTTCCTCGGTAATAAAACAGCAAGTATTGCGCAAAAGTAGTTTGGGTGAACCGAAATAGCCAAAACAGGAATTCGATCAGCATACGCGAAAAGACGAGCTTTGTTGTAGATCTCTTCTTTTTCTAAGAAAATGGCATCTGGAAGGATTCTATCTGAACTGGAATAGCAGAACTCGGCCATATATTCCCGCAACCAAACGTCTTCCTTTCCAGCCTTTATCAGCTCAACTTTCTTGTTATCTAGCCAATCTTTCAGGTGAGGGAGCTTCGTGTTGTCATAGCTGGTCAGGTGAAAGCATTGACCTCTCGGGTTAGTTCCTACACGATCCCACCAGCTCTCATAGTGATTTCGTTTTTTGGGAGGGGTTCCCATGAAAATACACTGGGCATGAGGCTTGGCAGCAAGGTCACTATCCGAAGCCTCAATGTAGTCGGGATTACAGTCTTGGAATTCGTCACATACCATGAAGTCAGGCTGACGGCCTCGACCCCTGGCTTCCGTCCAAGTTCCAACTAACTTAATAAAACTTCCATTTGCAAATCTAATTATGTGTTTATTATCATCAATCTTTACTACAAACTTATCTTCCATTGAACTGTTTTTTAAATCACAAGTTTGAAGCCTTCTTTCATCCCATACAATATCGATTCCTGCTGCAATAGTAGGATAACAAAGATACACCACTCTGTTTGGAGCCAAATTTGCCGCTTTCCAGGCTGCATCGATTCCTGTGGTGGTTTTTGCCCCTTTACGACCCGAGCGGTAGAAGACGTATTGTTTTTTCTCTTCAAAGACGCTGTTGAGTACGAGCTGTTGCCCTGGATGTCGTTCTCGGCATTTGTCCCAGTGTTCCAGAAAATTGCGAACGTAAGCTGGGTCGCTTTCCACCTTGATTTCTTCTTCGAGGTCATCATCTACTTTCTTCCCAGCTTTAAATTTACTCTGTTTCTGGAATGCCATTATTTATCCTTTTATCTTATTTTTGCATGACATCTTACTTCTATATCACCCTGACTTATCCCAGTACTTTTTAACGCATCAATTACTGTTTTAGTTTCTGTTTTGTCTATCTTTTTTATCTGTATTAATTTAATTATAAGATCTTGAAGTTCAAAAAGTGCTTTTTTTGTACATTCAAATTCTTCTAATTTTTCATCAGATTGTTTTAATGTTTTTCTAAGATTGCAATTTTCTTGTTCAACTAAATCATGTGCTGCTTCCCAATCGAAGTCTTCCTCTTCGGAGCCTTCTTCACATTCTTCGTCCGATTCTTCGCCTTGTACCTCTTCATTTTTTTCCTCACATTTTTCGAGTCTGTTACATAGAGCATTTAATAAACCGCCAAGACCTATACCTGCCTCAAAAGGTCTTTCGTTGGCGATATGGCATTTTACTTCATGAATCTCCATGATAATTCCATCTAAAAGAGCTGCTTCTTTACTCCTTTTCTTCATTTTTTTCTCCTTCTGGGGGGTAATTGGTTGGGTCAGGGATTGGTATGTGAGGATAATCATTTTTTAATTGAACTAGTTCCTCGTAAGACTGCTTTTTTTCTTCCTCAGTCATTGGTCTTGATAGTTTCATTTTATCTAAGATTTGTTGAACTTCAGGATTATCTCCTAATTGAATGACCATTGTAGCCTTTATTAACTTTTGATTTTCGTCATACAATTCTTTATATTTTTTGTATTCGTCTGACATAACCTGCTTCATTAAAACTTCAACCGTGTTGAGCCTTTCTAAAGTCAATTCGTGTGACTTAGTTTCTTTTTCATACATTTCTTTGTAATCAGTAATTTGCTCTTTTAGAGTGAGAATGAACTGATCGTGTATGACTTCCGACTGATCTCTTTTTAACATTCTTAGGGTAGAATTCTCTGATCCCAATACAACTGACTTGTATCCTTTTCTCTCAAAGAAGCTGAGGAAATCGAACGCTTCCTCTATTGTCAGATCTCCATAAATTTCTACGATTTCATCGGTCACTTCGATTGAATATCTTTCACGCATCGGGATATGCCTTTTTTCTTTGGTTTTCTACTTCTAATTTAATCCTTTCACAGGTATTCCAAAGCGTCTCTTTGGCGACTAACATTCTTTCCTCTAGAACAATCAAAGATTGGTGAATGTCTTTGGGAACTTCATTCATTGGGAAAAATTCCTTGACTTGACGTTTTAATGTCCAAATTGGTTGAAGTAGATCATAATTGTGTCCCCAAACATTCATTTCATGCTGGATGTAATCTAATTCTTTTATAAATTCCTTGTATTGACAACAGCTACCCATTGTAACTCCTTCATAAAATTTATTGACTAAATAATTCCTATAGTCTTTAAATGCAAAGTAACACCACAGGCCATTCAATGGAAATATTTTTAGCTATACTCGTACTGATTTTACAGATTGTCATGATCTGCATGATTAGCAATATGTCTAAAAATGTCAAAAATACTGACATTCATACGGAATTCTTCCGCAGAAAGTTTATTGAAACATTAGATGTCCACGGTGAAGATTTTGATCGCCTTGAAAAACACCTAACGGCTGTTATAGAGCTAATCAAATCCGATAACGACCGATCCTTGCAGGCTATCCTAGAACGTCTGGATGCTGCTAAACCGATTAGACCGAATAATTGGGATAGCATCAAAGAAGCGTTTAAAGGGCCAGCGAGGAACGAAATAAATGAGCGAAATTGAGCTATCAAAATATTTTCTCACCAAGAAGATTCCCTACGTAAAGCCTCTCTACAATATTGATCTGAATAAAGAATCCGATGTACTTGATTGGTTCAGAGAATGTTCTTATGGTCTTACAGAGTATTTTAGACCTCTTTTTAGAGAGCAAAAAGCTAATTTAGCATTCTTTGTAGGTGCAGGAGTAAATCCAAATTGGTCTTCTCCGTACACACAAATCTACGCAAACACATCTGACATATACTCCTCGAACGAACAGATCTTCATTAATGACATGTATCGTCTAGTGATGGATCAGGTTACTTTAGTTACTTCTCATGAACTGGTTCCTGATGTTCTTCCAAATACGGAAGATTATTCGGATAAAGTTGCTTGCAATGTGGTTAAGGACTGGCTTGAGTCAATGAGCTACACGCTTGGAACTGAAGAATGGCGTTTCAAGTGGGAAGTCCAAAAGAAGATGTTCGGGGAAGCTTTTGCCATTGTGCTTTGGAACCCTAATATGGGCGACATTCACCCTTTGGCAAAGAAATACGTCGATGAAGATATCGACATGGTTGATGAGGATGGAAATCCTATTTCAGACATAGGCTCCAACCCAGTCAAGCTCAGAAAAAACATGAGAATCGGCGATATTGAAATCGTCAATCCAATGCCCTGGGATGTCATTATAGACCCTCAGATCAATACCAAAGATAGCAATTGGTTCTACTGGGTCGAATATAAAGACATGGATTACATGAAGAAAAAGTATCCCAAATTTACATGGGATATCAAATCCGACAGGGGGCCAGATACTCAATATGATGTCTTTACAAACACAGAGAAAGAAAACCCAAACAAACGGAAGGTTTTCTACCTATTTCACCGCAGCCATGAGTTTATGCCCGAAGGTAGATACATTGTCGCCTCTGACGATCACGTACTCGTCAATGAGCCTCTCACGCTACCTACCATCGTTAATAATCAGGATCTGCCTCTTATTCATTTCAAAGATCTCGATATCGGAATGGGAAATCGAGGAAACCCGATCCTTTTTCGTAACTGTAAGAATTTATCCGATGCAAACAATCGTATAGCTAATCAAATCTATAACAACCTAGAGATGGAATCACCCAAGATGTTCGTTCATGAGACATCGGGTGTAGACGCTCAAAGGATGCCCAATGGAACGACCGCTATTGAATGGCATGGGAATATCAAGCCTACTATCGAATGTCCTCAGACGAATACCCCTTCGATTTTTAATTTCTGGCAGCAAATTCAAACCTCGATGGATCAGACTGCTCTTCAAAATCCCCTTGTCAAGGGTGAAACCCCGAATGCTCAATTGGACAGCTTCGTTGCATTACAATATTTTGAAGACCAAAGGACACAACTCGCTGCTCCAGCTATTAAAGGCCACATCAGGTCAATGGAACAACTATTCCGATTGATGATTACTATCGCTAAAGATAAATACAAACCTGACGATGGAAGATTAATTAAGATATTAGGAAAGCATAATACTTTCCAATTAAAATACTTTGACCCGATTAACCTTCAAAAAAGCTACGATGTTCATATTACTACTACTGGGAATCTTGCAAACTCTAAGGCTGCTCGAACGCAGATGATGATCTCGATAAAACGAGAATTCCCTGACATAATCACCAACGAAGTCTTCATGGACATGCTTGGTTTGTCTCATTCTAAGAAATTCCAAAACGCCATCACAGCTGCTGTTTCTACTGCCGAGTGCGAGAATCAGGACATGATGAGCGGTAAACCAGTCCTTCCTCCTGCAAGATTTGAAGATCTCATTGCTCATTGGGACGCTCACCGCATACCCATGCAGACTCTGGATTTCAAGCAATCTCCTTTAGAGGTGCAGGAGCTTTTCGTCGGGCATGTCGCTGCGACTGAAAAGCTAATGTTTGAACAGGCTGCCGAGAATCCTCTCTTTGGGGATCGTCTTGGCCAGCTCCGTCAATTCCCGATGTTTTACACTCCGAAGCCAGTCAACGAACCCATCCCTCAGCCCGACAGTGGATTTGAGGAAAATGGGGACGTTGGCGTTCAGCAACCGATCCAACCAGAAAACGAGCCCATAGAAGAACCTGTGGCCATCTAACCGATTTCACCGTTTACACGTACTCTAAGATCATTATGCCGATGTCGGCAATATGATCCACAGTACTGCTAGAAACCTTTTAGCCGTAAGGAATTGGTTATGGATCATACCTATGAATCATCGACTGTCGAAATGGATAGATCGGGGTTTGCCTCACTACAGGATCAACTTCTCAATAGCAAGGCGAACAAAGCCGAAACTCCCGAGGACATCCGAGACAAAGCACCTGCTAAGGAAAGCAAAAAAGAGATAGCTCCTTCTAAGAAATACGTTTTTAGAAAGGGAGATCAATCTCTGGAGCTTGACGATGACTACGAGATTGAGTTCGTCGCGGACAAACGTCCAACGAAACTCACACTCAGAGAATTGAAAGATCGAGCAGCTGGAGATATTGCGGTTAAGAATCGCATGCATGCTTTAGCTGAAGAGAAGAAACGAGTCGCGACAACTTTCAAACAGTTTGCCGACTTAGCGAAGACCGACCCTCTTGCTGCCCTGGAATTTATCTCTAGCAAAGCGAAGGAATCGGACAGTGAGTTCGAGTACTCAAAATACATAGAAAAACTCGCAGAGCAAGCGGAAAAACTCGGACAGATGGACGAGAAAGACCGTAAGGCTTGGGAGCTTGAAAAGAAGCTCGCAAAGGCAGAACAGGATTTATCTCATAAGGAGAGAACAGAAGCTGTGGTTCTTAGGAAGCAGGAGATGTTGTCCGATTATCCAGAGATAGGGGATTCGCAGTTCGGCCAGATGGTTGATGCAGTTTTGCAGAATGAAGATCTGCTTGCAGGTTTAGAAAGTGAACACGATGTCATGGACAAGGTAGAGGAATTGATCGTCGAGACTCTCACACAGAGAGACATTATGACGGTCATCAGAGAAATCAATCCCGCTTACTTGAATGACAATGCACTCATTTTCACCCTCTCAGATCAGCTCAAGCAAAACCCAGACTTAGACGAAGAAGATGTGAGAGACATTATTGGCCAGATTATTGCGCCAGCTCCAAGGGTTCAAAGTCGTCCTCCTGTCCAATCAAACAGGCAGCGCGACATTCAGACTTTATCGAGTAAGGCAAGACAGGGAAACAGTGTCAGCAATATGAGGAATCAAAGTGCCGATCCATTCGACTTACTAAAGCAGCAACTAATGGAAAGAAAAAAAGAATTAGCGACAACACCACTATATAAGAGGTAAATCAAATGTCTTCAGTAATTAAACAGTTTAGTTTAACAGACCTGAGCAATCTTTATAGAATTGCTTATGGTGACTTCGAGTTAGATGCAGCGGGCTGGGATCACTCAGAGCTGATCGGCTTGATCCAAAAGTCCAGCAAATTTGTTGGCAACAGATTAGAAATGGCTCAGTTGGTTGACTGGGGTGGTGGACAATCTTCTGGCTCTTTGCCAAGTTCATCGACCGCCTATATCAATCGTCCGTTCATTACCGCCATGTCCGTCTACGCGACTAGCGTCATCGACTCACAGTCAATGAAAGCTGCTCGCCGAGCTGGTTCAAATCTTGGTGCGTTTATGGATGCAACTGAGCTTTCCATTTTGACAATGAAGAGAGCTTTCGCTGACCAAGTAGCCCGACAATTCTTCGGAGATGGTACAGGTGTTCTCGGTGTTATTAATACCGTGACAACTATCGGCCCAGGCCAATACCAGTTGCTCATCACAAATGCTACATGGCTCCAAGCTCCTTGGATGTTAAATGATTTATTGAATATCGACACAGGCACTGACTTGTTCTTGGTCACTAATATTGACCTTACAAATCAGATTATCACTGTGAGCCGTCAGACTGGGGTTCAAGTTCCTAACCCAGGACAAAACATTTACAAACAGAAGTCTCGAAATAATGAGATGTTCGGTTTGAAAGGTGTTGTTACGGCTACTGTAGGTCAAAGCCTTTATGGTGTACCTGTAGGGTATCGTTGGGGTGCACAGACTCTTGCTGCTGCTGGACAGACTCTCTCAGTCAAATTGATGAGACAGCTTGACCAACAAATGAGATTCTGGGCTCGTGGCGACCTTCCTACTGACTACATTATGTCAGCCACACAATTGAGATTGTTTGAAGATGGTGAAGACGCTAAGTCAATCATCTACATTCAGCCTGAAGTGTCTCCAGAAAGACAAGCTGGTAGCCAAGTCGCAGCTGTGAAGATCAATGGACGTACTGTAAGGGTACACTGGTCTCCATACTGCCCTGAGGACACCATGTACGCCATTAACAGGAATAAAGTACACCTGTACATACGTCCTGACACTGCTGAAGGAAATGACCCTGGAGGCTTTATTGAGAACGGAGATTCTATCTTCTTCCCACTGCAAGTTTCAGGAACTCCGCTCGACAGCTATGGAATTTTTTATGCGACATATGCAAATTTTTACATCAACCCGACTTTCACAGGCGTTATAAACGGCCTTGCAACGTCATAAGGAGGCGATATGTCGAGACAAACTTTTCCAAACTTTTACGATCAGCCTGGCTGCACAGTAAGAAACTTCCGCATCACAGGTGCGGGAGTTTTATCCAGTGCAGGCCCAGGCGGATTGGATGGCAGAGGTCAAAACCTCTGTACCATTAGTCAAGCTGCAAACGTGTTCACAGTTACCTATTTGGCTGCTTTTGGTGATGTTCCATACATCTTCTTTCAGCCTTCAGCAGGTCAAGCGAACACGATTGTCAACCTTCTTACGAATACCGCTCAAGGGTTCACGTTTGAATGTTTTAAATCGGATGACCATACCACTGCAATTGTGAATCCTAATTTGGATATTCATATTGACAGCTATAACACAACATCATTTGTAAGCTAATAGGGAGGCGATTTCTTATGTCAAATTCAGGTAATAGCATAAAAGATGATGCGATCAGAGAAATCGCTTCTACAAATGCTTCTCTTGTTGCTGCTGGTGCTGGTATGCCAGGAACATACGTTAAGCTTGGAGGAGTCTTCTTAAGAGACTCCTTCAAGCAATGGTTCACCAATAACACAAATGGAGACATGTATTGGTCTACTGATGGTGTAACTGACATGAAAAAGATGCCCGCAAATTCTGGCAGGGCTTCCGACGATAAAACAGATGACATGTTTCGTAAACAGGGTACTCAATGGTGGGTCAGGTACGATTTAGTTCCTGCTTCTCCCGCTGGATGGGCTGCATTAGAAGTGGAGTGGGTATGAGCCAAGTACAAAATTTTTCGTCTGGAGGAGCCCCAGGAACTCCAAATATTGAATTTGTTGTAGGTAATGATGCGGTTCCAGTAGGGCCGAATCCAGCTACTCACGCTATCGATATTATAGGAGATTCAACAAAGGGTGTAAGTGTACTAAATACTGCACCGTTTACAGAGAAGGTAAGTGTTGCATTTGCAACAACTGCATCGCCTGGTGTCGCTTCATTTAATCCAGCAGATTTCACCGTGGCAGCAGGTGTGGTTTCATCGATAGCATCGGGAGATCTTCACGCAGCTCGTTTTATCGTAAGCGCAGGAGGTAGTGCCGATGGAGCTAATTATACCACTTTGCCAGCAGCTTATGCAGCAGCCGTTGCTGCTACTGGAAATCAAACGATTTTCCTTCAGCCAGGGACGTATAATATTGGAACGATGGCCTTGTCTCCAGGAATCAATATCTCAGCTTTTGATTGCGATGCTCTTACACCAAGTGTCGTTATAAATGGAAAGATGACGGCTAATATTACTGGGGATTGTGCTTTCAGTGGAATTAGCTTTTTAAATAATTCTGATAATGTCCTTGCTATTAGCGGATCTGGAGCTTCGACATTCCAATTTACCGAATGCTTCATAAACGTGAGTGGAACAGCCACAGCCATAGTGAATTCTAACCCTTCAGCGGGTGTCCGAATATTCTCTTCTAAAGGAGATATTTCAGGAACAGATACCTACTTTAATTTCACGGCTGGGGGAGTAATTCTTCAAGACAGCTTTATGTTTAATAACATAGAGAGTTTAACGGCTAATATTTTCGATAACGCTTCCATAGATTTAGAATCTTCTACTTTTGATTGTCCTATAGTAGCAACCAATACAGGTGGAGATGTCTCAATAAAACATTCAACTATGATTGTTTTAAATGGTACTTGCGTTACAACAAGTGGAGGCCCAAATGCTGATTTAGTTATCTATAATAGCCATATTGATTCTAATAATGCAACAGCAATCAGCATAGGTGCTGGATCAACCATGACCATAGCCAATACATCGGTTGGATCGAATGCGACCAATGCGATCGATGGAGCTGGTATTCTTCTCTATGCGCCGATTGCTTTCACAAAATCCTCTTCACAGGTTACGACAGCTACTCAAACCCCTCTTCGTTTTGGCCCTCAAATCTCTCCAGAATTGGCAGATACGAATGGAACTGTCTACTATGATGGGACAATTCTTAAAACGAATTCCCCTGGAACTACTGGACAAGTTTGGACATCAAATGGAGCGGGAACTCCTCCAAGTTTCCAAACCTCTGGATCTCCTCCATTGATTGCTTTTAGGGCACACTTAAATGCAAATACAGCGACGAATTTAACTGGTGATGGAACTTTGGTTACTGTGCCATTTGATACCGTCGACTACGACATTGGATCTGGATATAACAATTCAACATTTATTTATACGGTTCCTGTTGGTGGTGCTGGTATTTATCAAATTAACTATACCGTATTTACCTATCGTGGATCTGGCGTTAATACAGTTCAACTTTTGAATTTGTTAATCAATGGTGCAACTAATATTAGAAATTACGAAGTTAATTTTGAAAACATGCAGACTTCTGGAGAACTCACTCTGACAAGCGGAATGCAATATCAACTGAATGATGGAGACACTATTCAGGTAACTGCTGATGTTGGCGGAGTATCTGCAAATATCGGATTTGCAGGGACATTCTGTGTATTCAGCGCAACTAGATTAGGTTAAGGAAGGTAAAATGGGAACTTTCACACCCAATATAGGTCTATACATACCCGCAGCAGGTGAAACTAATTATAGTGATGCATTTGCAGCGGGGATGATGAACCTAGATTCTCATGACCATTCTGGAGGGCCGAATAAGGGTTTGCCTATTTCTTCCACTGGTCTTGGAAATTTCTCTGTCACCTTTGAAAAGCTTGCTGCCAACGTAGCAGATATCACGACTGGTATAGGAGTAAATAATACTGTCGGACTTCAGCACCAACTTCAGATTTTAGGTGTTTTAAGGAATTTATTTACATTTGCTTCCACTGGAGGAGGCACAGGAATTATAGCAGTCAATGGGTCTACTGTTTTCGGTAGAACTCTTCAAGATTCTCTAGATGGTTCAATCACATGGACATTCCCAGATGGAGTGGGTGGAAATCCTCTTCCAGCATTCAATATCGCAGGAATATCCCCTGTTCCTGTGGCTAATGGAGGAACTGGAAAAACAATCTTTAATCCTTGGGATATAATTTGTGGAGGAGCCACTGGGACAGGCCCATTACAGCAAGTCGCTGGTGAAGGAACTATAGGTCAATATCTAGGAAGCGGAGGGCCAGGAGAACTTCCTGTATGGTCAAGTTTCCCTGCTCCAGTAACTCAAACTGTTTTTCAAGCTACAGTGACAATGAGTGCAGCTCAATTTAGAGCTTTATCAGGAACCCCAGTTCTAATCGTAGCTCCTCAAGGTGCGGGTAAAGTAATCGTACCCACAACTGCGATTGGTAAAGTTAATGTTGGTAGTTCTTCATTTGGAGGTGGTTCAGCTGTTGGTTTTTATTATGGTGTAGGACTAGTAGCTCAATCTTATGTTCGATTTGATTCAGGGACTTTTGATTCTTCAACAAGTGGTTATTACCAACCTACATTCTCTTCCCCTTCCAGCTCTGGGATAGATGTGGCTAATATGGAAAATCTTGGTCTTTATATTTCTGTAAATAGTAGTAATTTTACTGGTGGTGGAACAAGTACCGTTGTTATCACAGTTTTTTATTCAGTCATACAAATTTAAAGAGGTAGTTATGGTCGATCCAGGAACAGCAATGCTTATAGCCACAGCAGTTGCAACAGCAGCTAAAGGAGCTGGTGACTACTTAGGAAATCAAAGTGAAAAGAAAGCGGGAAAGCGCAGAGCTAAAGAAACCAAACGAGAAACACACGCTAATATGCTTCATGATGCTTTACAAAGAAGTGCAGAACTAGAAGCTCATCGATTAGCTAGTCGACAGAAGATAGGGAAACGTAGAGCCAGCACATCTCAAGAAACGGCTGATTTAGTCCGAGGAGCATTGAGCATATGATAAACGCTGCAAAAGCTGCCAAACAAGCAGCAACTGGATATCAAAATGATAGTGGTTCTGGATCAGGTTACGGCTCGGCTAGTGATTGGTCGCAAATTATCTCAGGAGCGGGTCAAGGTGCTGGTTCGGCTATGCAAGGAGCAACGGCAAATGCCAATAATAAAATGGAAGCGAAAGAAGCAAAAAGACGGACGTTGGCTAACCTTCTTAACCAAGCTCTTAAAAGGAATCAGGGTCTTTTCCGTGTGGGACAAGAACACTCTGATGAAATGAAAGATTATCAATCACAAGCAATGCAGCAAATGGCTCGCGGATTTGTGGAAGCAATGCAAGGAACAACAGGGTAATAACATGAAAAGACAAATGTTTGGTCACTCAGTAAAGAAACGTGCAACTGGAAGAACTCCAGGAGAACCATACAATAGTGATGGTTATGATCGCGGAGATGAAACTGAAGACGATTATGGATACGTGAAAAGCAAAGACGTTAATCCGAATGAAAAGGGAATGTCCTACGGAAAATCCAAAGACGCTCCTCCTGGATATGAAGGTCGTGAGCATGTCAAATATGAAGATCCAGGTTATTCCTCTCATCACATCCGATTTCCTCAAGACGAGCCTCATATGAAGAGCCACGTCACTCAGGACGAAGAACACGAGATGGAAGACAACTATCATCACGATGTACCCGATCAAACCCATTACTCCCTTGAAGAAAAAATCAAACGTGCTCGCATGAAAATGGATGCTCCCGATCAGGAAGATCCAGACGAATTGCGAGGAAATCTTGTGGATAATATTGGTCAGGGAGAAGAGGACACTTCGGGAGAGGAAGAAATGGGCCCGAATGACATGCAATCCAATATGTCCAAAGAACACCGTAAGAAAATGATCGCAGCCGTGACTAAGAGAAAAATGAATAAGGCTGCTGGAATGAGAGAACGAAAAAAATACTAATTTAAAGTTGGTGGACTATGTTTGTTAATCCTCATCCAGTTCCTAATTCTAGTGTAACAAAATACATGAAGGGAACTCGACGGATAGACGAGATGGCAGGTAATGCTCGCCAGCTTTGCTATCAGGAAAGATATTCCTACACGGAAGGTTGGGATGACAACACTGTCGGAGAAATCTTCAATTTAGCACTTAACCAACTGTATGACAAAATCACACAAGTTGACAGTGTAGCAAATATCGAAGAGTTTACAACTACTGTATTTGCAGGAGTTCAGTCTTATCCGATTCCTCAAGATGTTAAGATGGCGATACAGATCATGAACGTTCGTTATCTCTATGGGCCTGAGACTTGGCAATTCGTGACTTTAGAGCAAGGAATGATTCAGGACAGGTATTCATACCCGACGAACATTCCTTCAACCTATTGCATCAGGAATGGCTATATCCTTCTTTCGCCCACTCCAAACATTACTCGTGAAAACTCTCTGATCGTCAACTATCAGAAGAGAATGAGAAGCTTGGATTACCGAAGGGGGAAAGTCACAAATATCATTAGCTCATGGGGCAGTGTTTCAAATATCACAGTGGTAGGATCTGTTGTAACTGTGACTACTCCAACTGCTCATGGATTGTCTACAGGAAATAAAGTCGGTTTAGGAGGCGTATTTACACCAAATGAACTTATTGACTTCACATTCTTCATTACGGTTACAAGCACTACTACATTCACTTTAAACAATGTAGATGGAACTTATTTTAGCCAGTTCACAGGTATTTGTCTGTGGTATCTATCACCGATTCAATTCCAACTCAACTTTACGATTACTTCTCAAAAGGACGTAAATCTCCAAGCTAATGCTAATAGCATTTTGAACCGAATTGACTGGATATGCTTCACAGACCGAAATGGTTGCAGAATCATAGATGCGATCCCTATCAACAATTACAACATGACGACATTTGTAGTCACTTGTGAACCCGACTATGTAATTCCCTATGGAGATTGGCTGACATTCCAGGCTGTACTTGCCGACCAGGCTATTGCCTATGTTGTCACTGGAGACTATGCCTCGACACATTCTCAATTAGATAGACAGTCTGAAGACCTGCTCATTGAATATGTAGTACTAAGACTTTTAAGGCTTCAATCTGCTGCTGAACCGACTTCAACTCAAATTGCAGCTGAGCAGGAAGTTCTTAATAGAATTGCTATTGCTTACCGACGTTACCGTCCAAGTGTTGTGCCTATCATATGGCAACAAAGGCTTAGAGCCAAGTCCTACAATTACGGCGGACGTGGGCCTTATTAATCAAGGAAATGGATAAATGGGTAATAATCACATCATTACACGTCAGATTGGAAACCTTCGAGGATTCTCGACTGATTCCCTTTTCCTGCGACCTTCAAATTATGCAACAGATGCAATAAACCTTCAAAGGGCTCCTGATGGCACTTTTCAATTGAGACGTGGATATCAATGCCAAATCGGAAAGACTGGAGGAATGGGAATTGGTACATTTGATGATCCTGCTATAGATGTAGTCAATACGGTCTGTGTAGGCACTGACGGATTTCTTTACAAAAAGCTAGATAAGCAGATTTATCTATATTATAACGGACAGATCACTGGAAATATTGTCACAGTCACTAATGTCGGCGGACTAGTCAACATTGAAAGCACTGCTCATGGGTTGCAGACTGGAACTCAACTATTATTTCATGGGGTAGTTGGAGCACCTCAATTGCTGACTCCCAATCAATCCTATAATCTTAATTTCTTCACGATTACAGTCGTAGATGCGAATAACTTTACTCTTGACCCTTCGGTCGCATACTCTTCACTTTCCCCAGCATATTCTTCAGGAGGATATTGGTCGGTTTACTTTGCAGATGCCCGATACTTGACTCTCACGATATTTGTCGATCCATTCAATATTTATTCCAATACAAATCAAAGCATTAATTGCTCATTCCTTCTCAATAGAGCCGCTCAAATCAATGGTAATCAAAATTTAGTTAATACGATAAATGTGCAGTTTCCTAGTACTTTGATCCCTGGAAATGTTGTGCAGTTCATGGATATCAATGGGATTGTCCAGCAAAGGAACGTGGTTGGAGTAAGTCCTACCTCTATTAGTATTGATGGAGCTCCAGTTTCAGTTCTTAGCGGTTTTTACATCAATCAATATCTTCTTCTTTCATTTGGAAAGGGATTTGATGTCACATCCCCTTATAGCATCAGCGATTTCATTATGGATGCCACTAGCCCAACAAATGGAGTTGCAGGATTATCAATCGCAGTTAATGGCGATACAAATGTGCCAGCTGCATTTATTCAGATTTTAGAAGCGACGATTATCCCTTCAGGCACTATCTACACCTTGGATTACTGGTATTGGAAACAAATTAATTTTACTGTCGCCCCCCCTCTTCCAGGATCAGCAAATATAGTCTATCAGAATTCACAGGCATTCGAGAATGCTTCGATGGCTGCTTATGATGATGTGATCTACATTGCCAATGGATGGGACTTTCCTCAAAAGTATGATGGACAGACAGTCTACAGGACTGGATTACCTCAAGGTGGAAGACCTTTCCCGATAACAGACAATACGACTTATAAATCACTTCCTTTCGTGGCAATGAATACTTTTCAATATGCTGTTACTTATGAGCAGATCGATGCAAGAGGGCATATCTTAGAAGGACAGGTTTCTGCTATTACGAACTATACTGTAAATGCTGCAAATGCAGCAGCGAATGTAACTTTGACAAATCTGAAAGCATCGCCTAAGAATAACTGGAATACCAATTTTGCCTTAGCTGTGGGAGGGACTTCAACTGCCTATGGCCCTGATATCAATGGGTTTTATTACGACCTTGTCGATGTAAATTCAGGATTTACTATCAAGATAGGTGATTCTGCTTATTATGGAGACATAACCGCAGCAGAGATTACAGGGGCGACCACTCCAAGTCCAGGATTAAAAATTCCAGTTACCGCAGGTCACTCAGTCCTTCCAGGAGATACAATCTATTTCTTTGATAGTACAAACGTAGAGCGTCAAAGAATTGTAGCTTCCATAGATACAATAGCAAACACAATTACCATCGAAGATGAACCTGTCACAGTCAGCGCAGCTAATCCGAATATCTTAGATTATAAGACCAGTCTTGTATTTGGGAATGTGGCTATCATTGATGGAAACCAGCCGACAGGCTCAAATCCACCTTCAAATATTATCAAGGTTTTAACTGGACACACGATTCAATTGAATGATGTCGTGGAATTCGTGGATGCACAAAATAATCTGCAAAGAAGAAATGTAACCAATGTCAACGGTGACGGAGTGCATATAACTGTAGACCAAACCCCTGTCAGTGTTACCAATCTTTTCCTTATCTCCTCTACGAATCAACGAAGCAATGCAATCAATCTTCAAAGAACGAATGCCAATCCAGCGACTCTAAGTGATGGTACAACTGCGCCATTTGTTATTTCAAATGCCATCTCAAATAACCTGAGAATAAATATTTACCGCACGATGCAAGGTCAGACATTCGGAACTAATGGGGAGATTTTCCTTGTTTCCTCAATACCGAATGATGGTTCTGGAGCTGCTGTTCAAGTATTTATTGATGGAATTCCCGATGGTGAATTGGGGCCAGAACTAGATGAAGATCCATTTTTAACTCCTGTTCCTTTACCTCCCAATCCCCCTCCGATCTCAAAGTATCTCAAAGCTTTTGGAAATCAAATGTTTTATGCAGGGGGAGAAAGAGGAAATCCTGAAAATTCTGACAGAGTATTTTTCTCAGGAGTTTCTGGAATCACTCCAAACCCTGAAGTTGTTCCTCAACCTGCAAACCTGTTTAATGTGCCTAACGCAGATGATGACATTACAGGTATAGGAGTAGCGGGAAGCACTTTAGTTACTACAAAGAACAATTCTATATGGGCAGCTTCGGGAAACTTTCTTTCGGGTCAGATCGAAGTCATTCAAATTGCCCCTGGTTCAAATATTGGATGCGTGGCTCATGCGACGATTGCAGCGATCGGCCCTCTCATGTACTTCACACATACTAATGGAGTCTATGCGATTACTGAAAACCAATTGTTCCCTACAGACTCATTTGGGAATCCTATTCCTATCTCCTTGCCTATCGATCAGCTATTTAGAGAATCGAATTACCTTCCTTGGACAAAACTCATTCTAAAACGTGCTGTGGCATGCAATTACACGAAAGAAAATCAATACCTTCTCTTTATTCCTTGTGAAGATACTCAATCTACCATCAGGACGGCTAACACAAATTCAATTCTACTTGCCTATGACCATCAGGAAAAGAACTGGTTCAAATGGGAGAATATGAATGCAGCTGGAGGGATCTTTGTCATAGATGACGATCTCTACTTCCAAGAAAGGAGATACTCTGGGGTAGATGGCAATACGGCCAACCTTTACAAGCAACATAGATTCTATCGTCTAGTCGATCATGCCGACCATGCAGGGGCAGAGAGAGCATTCTGGACTTCTTCTTGGGAAGATCTTGGTCAACCAGAAGTCAGAAAGAAATTCTGCCGATGCATACTCTTAATGGATCGACTTTCAGAGCTGTATCAATTTAATAACCCAATTATGACGTTCTCTACTTATTTAGATCGTATCCCTAATCTTCAAAGTACAATCGCGGTTATCGATCAGGTTGACAACACGAGAAATGCAGGATGGGGAACATCAGCATGGGGATGGAATTATTGGTCTGGATACCAAGACTCATTTATTAATATTAATTTAAAACAAGGAACTGTTGCTAAATCTATCCAAATTGGTTTTGAGATAAAAGGTATTAATATGGATATCAGATTAGCAGGATTCCAATTAGAAGTCATCCCAGAAAATAGAAAAACGGTTGCCAGATGATAATTAAGACCCCTCCTAAAATTACAAATAAGAACTCAGTTTTGAAGTATATCGATGTTGATTTATGGAGTTGGCTTAAAGATTTATCAACTGGATTATTGAAAATCAACTTTAAAGAGAATTTTCAATCCTTTACGGTAACAAATTTAAGGATACCAGCTGGCATGGAAGTAGCGATCCCGAATGGATTTAGAACGTCTTATCCTGGGAGAATTCCTTCTGGAAGAATCATCACACGTCAACAGGGAGATGCGAACATCATTGATGGAACTACGTTATGGACTGACACACAAGTCTATCTTAGAAATCCATCGATAAATGATGCAGTCGTCTCGGTTGTATTTTTCATTTAAATAAGGGGTAAAGACCATGTTCGGACATCACAAAGCTAAGAGAGAAAAAAGAAGGATGAAGAGGGAGCAGGAATCCTTCACTCAACAAAAAAATGATTGGGAAAACCAAGCTCCTGAAAGGGAAAAACAGTTTAATGAGCAACGAAAGAAGCAGGTCAGCGAAAAGGCAGCTGAATCGGAAGCTACTCGTAATGCTGGCTGGGAAAAAGGGATAAATAAAACAAGGGATTTCTTGAAAGAACCTGTTGAAGGTCTTGATCCTCAACATAAGCAAGCTCTTCAATATGAAGCCAACAAAGGAATTAAACGAAGCTATCAAAATGCTAATAGAAAGCTTCTAGGAGAACAGTCTCAAAATGGAATTCAAGGTCAAGGCGGGGTTGGTTTTGCTCAACAAATGACCCTTCAAGATATGGCTAGACAGAATCAAGGTCAGATTGCCAGAGATGTAAACAAACTCGATCATGACGTTGCTATCAAAAGACAAGCTCAAATATTCGCAGGAGGAAAAGGAGAAGAAGCTCAATCCCTCCTAGACACTCAAGCTGCGGAAGATGAATTGAATTTGATGGATGAAAGAAAACGTCAGAGAAGTTTTGAAGATCAATTTAGTAAATTATTTAGCAGGATTTAATTATGAACTTAAACTCTCCAGGCACGATCGGTAATATAATGACTAGATTGGGAACTGGCATGAAAAATGTCAGGCCAAGAAGAGTCGTTCCAGGTGCTGAATTTTTAGAACAACTAGAAGGTGCAGACGACGATGTTTCTGGAACAGCTCAACCATTACCTAATTTCGCAAACTTTCAATCTCCTGTTCCAAATCAACCTGAATCCGATCTTGGCGGAGAACTTACTCCTCAAAGCTACGATGTGCGTGCTAATAGTGTAACTCCTCCTCCATCTGAAGAAGAAGGCGGATTTATGGGAAGTCTTAAAAAGATGGGGTCTTATTTAGGGAATTTATTTAAATCAGAACAAGCTCCTCAGTCTACAATGCCAGCTCCTTCTGGTGATTACATGCATGCCAATTATAAACCTCCTGTCGCTACAGATCAAGTTGACATGCAGGAAGGACTTCCACCAGTTAGTGCAGCAGAGCAAGAACAAGCTCCTCAAGATGAAGGAATCTGGGCATGGTTAAAGAATGAAGCTACTAAGCCATATGGGATGGAAACTCTCGGGCCTATAGTGGAAGGTGCTAAAGACATATTCTCAAAAGAAAACTTCACTCCTAAAATAGCTCCTGAGACATACGATCAGTTCGGAATTAAAAAGCCTCCTGCAATCGTTCAGCAAGAACAGCAACAAAAACAACTTGATGAACAGGAAATGAAAGAAGCTGAAATGAATCCTTGGCAGGTTGCAGCTTATGGAGCGACCGATGCCTTTGCTAATCAGCCTGAACTTGTGGCCAAATTCGATGAATACACAGGCTTGAATTTCGACGAGCAGCAGAAGGAAATGACAGAGAAGTATGAGAAAATCATAACAGATATTCAGAAAGGCTATACCAATAATGTCGCTGGATATGATGAGCAGTCGAAAAGAATAAATGAAAGAATAATGAATAATCAAGCTAGCGATGCTGATAAATTCTATATTGGAATGGCTTTATTGATGCCTTTATTGATCGGGGGAATATTCGGTAAAGAGGCAGCTCTTGGAGCCTTAGGCGGAGGAGCGCAAGGGATTGCTAATGTCTATAAGGGACGAGAAGAAAACATTAGAAAAGACGAGGAACTTCTTAGTGATATCAATAAGCAACGTACCTCAAATGATATCAAGATGGGTGAACTAGACCTTGAACGCTTAAAGATCCCTGAGCAAGTGAAGAAGAACCTTCCTAAAGATGAATATGAAGACATGAAGGGAATGAAGATAGTCACTCTTAAAGATCCTAAAACTGGAGAAGTCGTGGCAACTGGCCCTGAAATACTTCCTGACTTAGTCTTAGATTTGAAATACGGAAATACTCCTAAGAAAAGGGAAAGAGCTGAGAAGCAAGCCGAAGAGCTTGAGAAAGAAAAATCAGCTCTTGAAAGAGCGAACCAAGCTACCTCAGATATCGTTAAAGCAGCTATGCAGCTTAAAGATGCAGGAATCATGTCTAAGATTCTGGCTTATGCCTTATCTGAAGAGAAGAATGATTCACTTAAAAAATTGGTCAAGTCGATGGCTCCCGATATCATGATCGATGGACGCAAGCAAAATTCAGCTGTCTATATCGATAGTAAGATTGAGCAGATGAAAGATGCTTACCGTAGAAACGAACAGATGAAAGCCTTTACAGCTACAGTTGCAGACCATATTAGTAACATGGCTGAGAATCCTCAATACTCTGGATTAAAACCAACCGACTTGATCGATCAGATGCTTATCATGCGCGATCGAGGTCAACAGTTCTTCGTCGATCGTGTGGCCTCACAAGGATTCCACAAGGAGCCTTTAGTCAACAAATTCGGAAAACTAAACAGAGAACTATACAAAGGTCTGAACGCTGGCGAAGAAAAGAAGCAGCTTGAAAGAGACAAACAATTAATGTACGGAAATCCATAACATGCCTAGCAAATTTGATAGACTAAGAGCGGGAGAAATAGTCGAGATAGAGCCTGGCAGAAAAGGGAAGCTCAATCTCGAAAATAAATCCTTTCAGACTTCAGACGGTCGTCAGATGTATGTCGGAGACGATCCAGACTTTTTCCCTCAAGGCGAAGAAGGATTGAAGTTTTCTAGAGAGAAGGAATCTCTTGAAAAAGATGTCCACAAAGCTCCATTCGGGGAATTTTTACACCAATTCGGAAATCAAGGTGTGGCTGGAGCTGTTAAAAATACTTACAATAAATTCACCAAAAAAGGGGATGATTACTTACGTTCCCTTCAAGTCAATCAGCATGTAGGTGAAAGAATCTCCAATGAGTCTCCTTGGACTTCTGGAGCTGCGACCGCAGCCTCATTCATTCCCGACATTGCTCTCACTAAAGGCATGGGAGGAGCGCGAGCAGGGGCTACATTAGCAGCAGCTCACGCAGGCCCGAGAATATTAGAGGAACCCGCTCAAGTCGCTGGTGAGGCTCTTATTTCTGGTATCGGTGGCCATCTTATTGAGAAAGGAGCGCAAGGACTCAATCGGATAGTTCAACGCAGAGGAGAAGTGCGAGCTTTGCCAGGCCAACAGCAAGCAGTCAGAAATCAAAACACAGCAGGACAGCAAGCGGTCAATGAAGCGAATGCCCAACAGACTCAAGCATTCAATGCTTTGAAGCAGAATGTCAAAACAGGTAATGAACTCAAACTCCAGCAACATCAGGCGGATCTTACAGCTAGAGAAAATCAGATCATTCAAGAACAAAATGCCTATGAGCAAAGAAAATTACAGAGAGATGCCGAAGTTATACGCTTGAAAAACAAGGCGGAAATGGACAAGGCACAAAGGAACGCCAACGCAGCTCAATCAGACGCAGAATTCAAGACAGCCAAAGAAGCTGCCGATTTAGAAAACAAAAGGATGACGGAAAAATTTAAACAGGATCAGGCACAATATGAAGCCCAGCTCAAACAATTACCTCAACTTCAAAAGCAAGCTCAAGCAGAGCGTAGTGCCGAAGTTGTCAAAAATGCTTCAGAAATTGAAAAAATGTTTCCTAGAAATTCTCGCATCGCAACCGAAGACTTGGGAGTAAATGAGTTCATTGAAAATGGTGTGAATCTGACAGGGCTCGCTGGAACACGCGAAGCCTCGCAAGCTCGTAGGGTGATTACTGCTTTGTTCCCAGAAGGGGAACTAATTGGAGGGCGTGAGCTTTCCCGCAGATACAAAGCCCTTGAGGATTCCATTCAAAGAGCTACCCCAGAAGTTCAGAAAGTGTTAAGTGAATTCAAGCAGCATCTCGGTCAAAAACTTCCGATCATTCTTGAAGATTCAATCGCTTTCTCTAAGATTTCTCCTTTGCTCACCCGCACGATAGATAAAGACATTCGGGGAGCCATTAGTTCCCTTGGAATTCAGGGAAGGAATATAGAGCCCGAAGTCAAGAAGCTTGTTAATAAAGCTATTGGAAATGCTAGAGCTACTTTGAGAGAAGAATTAAATCCAAGGAACTTTGTTGAAAGAGTTCAAAATGGAGAACTAGCGAAAGATATTGCAAATAAGATATTAACAGTTGATGACTTTCTTTTTGATATTGCTCCAGAAAATCTTCCTGGATTAAAAAAATCAGGCATTTTGCATGCGTTACAGACTGAAGCCCAATCCAAACATGCATTCTTTGTTGACAAACTCAGCAAAGAACTACAAAACAAACTCGCACGATATGAGATCAAAGCTTTACAAAGTGCTAAGAATACTAGCGGACAATTCGCAAAGGATATTCGCAAGACTTACGGTTTGGCCGAGCCTGTTGCTCCTCCTTCTGCTCCCCTACCTCCTAATCCTGTTGGTTCTCCAGTTCCTCCTGCCGAACTTCCTCCAGTTCCTCCTGTTACCTTACCTCCTCCTGTTCAACCTGCTCAACTACCTCCTAAACTTAACCGTCCAACTTTAAATCCCGAGCCGATTGCTCCTCCTGCCCAGTCTTTCAATCCCGCAGCTGAACCGACTCTTGCACCAGCGCAAGGAATGGCCGAAAGAGCGGGCGACTTCTTAGAAAAGCCTTTATTATCTGGTGGAAAAGGACTGGTAAATAACCCTATAGCTAAGCTAGGAGCTTTAAAGTATCTACTTGGAAAGGCAGCATTACCAGCCGAGGCAGCTTACTTGGGAGCAAAAGGATTAACTTCCCCGACCGCAGCGGGACAGGTTGCACGCATGACCTTCAAGCAGGGAGGAATCCAAGCAATTAACCAATGGGCTCAAAGATATCCTTCTTTTCATGATGGAATTTTGGAAAGTCCTCAGGATCGTCGATCCCTTACAAAAGAAGTAGAAAACGCTTCAGATATACCTATAGAACAGAAAGCAGTAATTCAATCAAAGATAAATCGCGGAAAACCGCTTCAGGAAAGACTATAGATTTTCGCGAGAAGCTGGAGTATGATTATCAAAAAGATAAAACATATTCCAGCTAGTGTGTAGATGATACCAATAAGAATCTTGATGTAATCAAAAAGATCCATATCATTCCTCTAAATAATTACTCTTAATCCACCATAAGGCCATTGATGCAGCATCTAAGACGTGTTCCATATACTTTTCAGACTTTACCCTATTCTCATAATGCCACTTGTCAGAGGCTCCTAAAAAGGCTACTGTCTGATTATGCGTCACTTCTTTTTTGCGTGTCTTATTCCATTCATTCGGGCGGAATAAATGCGCTTTCTCTATACCTAGAAGGGCGACTGCTCCTCCTGAGATGTGGGCGATTGAGGAGATTGCTCCTCCTGACCATGTTTTATTAAACATAAGAGGCGGAGATTCAACCAGAATTGTTTCCACTTCTTTATAACAAGATTTTTGAGCTTCTTCATGAATCATATCCAACATATTTAAAATTGCATCGACTCCAGTATATTTTGCAGGGTTTACCAGCACTTGACAATGTGAAGCTTTAAAAGCTTCTGGGTTACTTGGGGGCAATTCTGTGTTGTATGTCACGATTGCAAGCCCTGTGTTTCTCAATGAGGGATCTACTCCCAAAATCCTTACCTTCTCCATTATTGACCTTCCTTAGGTAATAGATAGATGCAAGAAGGCTTGAAGCTTATTCCGTGTTCCGTCTTCATAGTATTCTTCTTGGTATATCTAAGAATGTCATAGACTACGATAATCCGTTCCCCCTTAGCCAGCTCATCCTCTAACTCTATCTGTTGCGGGCCTTCGCTTCTTGCGTAAGCCTCTCCCGAATAGACAGGGATCATATCCTTGCTCTGAAATTTGATAAGAACTTTTCCTGTTGTTAGATGTTCATCCCCCTCTTTTACTGTTTCATTCTTGATGATCGTTTCGACCTTCTCATTTTTCTCGATGGTTTGAATTCCTTTGAGAAACTCTTTATGCAATTCGGGATCTACTACACATGTGACAGAATGTCGGGGAATAGTCGGGGAATTCGCATAATAATAGGGCTTGACTAGATTACAGAATTTGACTTCAAGCGGAGGCGTTTTACAACCTGTGCTTATCGTCGATATTAAGGGCTGACCTGCTTGTGGATTCTTATAGACTTTTTGTGACTGAACCATTTTGTTCTCCTGTTTGAAGTTAAAAAACCTCCAAGCAGGAAGAAAACAATCGGCGTTTCGGCTTTAGTCGTTTTGCATACTGCTTGTCGGCTATCGCACAAAAAAACTTGCAAACATAAAGAAAGTTGACATATCTTGATTCTGCAAGTGTTTAGCACGAACACTATTCCAGAAAGGG